GGTCGGTTATAAGGAGTGTCTGTGCCGTTAACGCCATCTCCTGCGTCACCACCTCCGCCAACGTTACCGGCATCAATATTCATCACCATCGCTTTATGTTACTCCCACGTCTGGTGCAGATCCGGCGCGTCCGAAGTGTTCGTTGATCAATCTGCCAAACTCTCGCTTATTAACTTCCATTACAAAGTCGCCGGGGGCTCCGAGTCGAGCGGTTAGTCCATCTATCTTGGTACCTAAATTATTAATCGCTGCCACTACAGCCTGATTTGATCCGCCTCCCGCTCCATTTGCAACGGCTTTTTTCATAGTTGTATTATTAATAACTGCGGAGCCCGGTGGCGGAACAAGCATTTCTGGACCTTCTTCACCAACAATCGCTGGACCTCTTTGTGTAGAGTCGGTACCGTCTGCAAGGAATCTTTTACCCATTTTAAAAGCGTCGTAGCCCAGCATAGCCATGTTAAGCCCTGGGACAAACCTTCCTCCAATTTTTGCGAGAGGTGCAAGTCGTCCAAGTTTTGACATACCTGGAATGCCTTTTAATTTGTTAAATCCGCCCTTTAATTTGCTAAAAAGACCACCTTTCTTTGGCTTAGGTAGGTTCCATGTGCCTTCTCCAAACTTGGTTTTAACTTTCTCTTTAAGAGTATCTTTTAATTTATCGCCTATACTATCTCCCACCTCTTCGAGAGCATCTGTAACATCTGGTATTTCATCAATGCTTTGAGTATACATTGGGTTAGCTTTGGTACCAAGCTTCTCGCCTCCAAAGCCAAGAAGGCTACTAACGCCTTTGGCAATAGCACTGCCTCCTTTGACTACTCCAACGGCGGCGGCGACTGTGCCGAGAGCACCGCCGATGCCCTTAAAGGGTATTAGCATCTCGCCCACTTTTCTACTAGTTTCTAACATTTTCGTAAAAAATGAAAGTAGTGTCTTCACCCCTTTAATAACTGGCGTTAGCGCAACTGTAAATTCCATCATTGTCGCCATTAACTCATCTTTAAGTGCCATGGCGGCTTTTAAATTATCTTTTCTTGATTGAGCTTGTTTCTTTTGCTCTTCGGTCATTTGCTCGGCATTCATCAAGTTTCTAAGTTCTACAGTTGACATACCCGCTGCGTTTGCTATAGCTTGCTTTTGGAACACAGTCAAAGAATCAAAATCTCCAACGGCACCACCCAACTGTTGTCTAAATGTATCGATAAATGCTTGTGGTCCTTCAAGCTGGGCTTCGAGAAGACTCATAGTATCAAACATTTGTGTTCCAAGAACTGCATTAAGATTTGAAGCGGCTTTTCCTGCGCCTTCAAATGTCATAAACCTATCAGCCATACTGGTTAATTGATCTATGGATAAACCAGTTTCTATAGCTTGTTCTGATAGTCTTTTAAATGCAGGACCAACTTCATGTGATGCCAGGTTTGCCAGTTGTGGAAGTGCTTTATTTAAATCGCTAACTGCCTGATTCATCGTGATGCCGAGTTCTTGAGCGAGCGTTTCTGCTTGTTTAGTTAGATCAAGCGCTGCTTCGTTGTTCATTCCAAAAGTTTTTGTTACACTTTGAAAAACTCCAACAACTTCTGATCCTGTGACACCAAGGCGCCCCAATTCAGAAACCTCATCTGCTAAAGCAGTCTGCGATTCAGCGGCCATCAAACCAAAGCCAGAAAGACCTCCGATCAAATCTTGCATGGCCGCGGCGCTGTCTGCGGCAGAAATTCCAAATTTTCTATTTTCTTTTTCCAAAGAAATAATTTGAGAGTTATATCTTCCCCCTGCACCCGTAGCTTTATTGAAAGCCGCAGTTGCTTGATCATTTGCCAAAGCAAGACCAATCGATCCTTCGACAAGTTTTTGAGTAACAGAGATACCAATGTTAAAGCTCGTTAGTGTTTCATCAAAACTTTTCTTGACTTGATCAAGGACACCACCGAGTGTTTTTTGCTCTTTTGCCATATTTGCAAAAGAACCCATAAGAGTATCTGATGCATCAGTAACACCTGTAAACGTTTTTATACTCCGTTTAAGGGCATTATCAAACTTTCTAATTGGACCAACAATTTCATCGGCTTTCGAGCCGAGCTTTTGCATCGCCTTAGTGACTTCTTCCATCGCAGATTCAGTCAGCGGAAGCCCGTCATCTAATAACTTAAATGCGTCTCTGATAGTTTTAAGTTGAGGGGCAAGTGCTTGTATTTTTGGATCATCTGTAAATCTCTCAAGTTCATCAAGAAATTGCTTTAGAGCCGCAGCGGTAATATCAGCCATTTATTGTTCTCCTATTTAAATGGCCAAGGAATGCCCGTTTCTTTTTCAAAGTTTCTGACTGCACGTTCAAGCTTAGATTTGTTGCCCAACACTGAAGGGTCTTCCAATCCATGGCGCTTCAAAGCCTTGAGGTATCTTGCCTCAGATCCAAGTGCAGTTTTAAAAGAATCAACCTGCTTGGATGTACCAGAGATTTTTACTGGTACGGATCTCCCACCGAACATTCCCGCTAAAATAGTTTCAATAGCTCCACCAAACATAGCGAGCCAGCTTTCATTAATCAGCCCTTGTTTGTTGGCGTTTAAGTTAATTTCAATTGATACCAAATCGCTTGGCTTGTTCATTGTAGAGACCTCCGAATATACTTATCTCTTATAAATAGTTTTATATAAAAAGAAACGGGCATTTCTGCCCGTTTTTATTTTCATCTCTTTTTGCTTGCTTTTTTCATTTCTTCCCTCTCTTCTTCAAAGTGACGGCTAAGTCTGTTGACAAACCAATTTCTCAATCGAATAGGAAGATTGTATGCTTCGATAAAACTCCAGCCTCCGTGCAATTTTAAATAAAAGAACTGCTCATAGACATGTTGCATGTACTCATCATTCAGGCCAAAAAAACTCCGAAGTAAACGGCACCTCCATTTCGGTTACAGCACCGCAAGACGAACATTCAATTTCTTGAGACATGTCCACATTTGGAGTTACAATCTGTACACAGGCTCGAAGAAAGCGTGCATCTTGAGCAGGCATATTATCTATAAACCCGGAGATCTCAGAATTTTCCATAACTCCATTGACCGCAATGACTATTTGCTTTAACAGAGTGGTAGACGTTGCATCTGGGAGTTTATACTTTTTTAAGTTATCAGCGGCTTTCTGTAAATAATTTTCATCTCCACTGGTCAACAGGCGAAATTCAACAGGGTATTTCGTTCTTGGAAGCTCTACAACAAAGGTTCCAGCGTCTGTTGTTGTAATCCTGTCGTCATCTTCTGTCGAAACGCCTGGGTTAATTTTAATTTCAGACAAGTCAAATTCATGCTGAATACCCTCACCACAAGCCGGACATTCCACTCCTACAGCATAATCATTGCCATATCCAGAAATTCTTGCCGATATTAGCAATGCGTTTTTATCACCAATTAGAAGATCTTGAACATTGATATTTTGATCAACAATTAGATTCTCCAACAATCTATCAATCGCCAAGCCTTTTCTGAGTAGCGCGGGTGATGCCAATATATCCTCGTCCTTGGCTGTCATATACTTCATTTCAACAACATCTTTGTTATGAAGCGGGTGATTCTCCCTATAATATTTGCCACCCGAAGGAAGTTCTACGAACTCTGTTGGAGTAACATACGAGAGAGTTGCGGACTTAGGTGGTGTTGGGTTTTCCACTGTTGGCACTGATGCAACAGGATTAGATGCAGCATTGGTGCGCTGCTTGTTTCTAGACATTTACACCTCTTTTTTATTGTCTAATCATAGTATAACGTATCTATGATAACAATTTAAATAGTTTTTGAAAAAATATTTATACTATTAAACTCTGAGCTTTTCGTTTTTCGTAATGTACTCTGCCCAGTCATATTGAACGGTGACAGAAACCTCAACCATTTCTTCGGATCCATAATCATGGCTTCCAAAGTTTACATCTGTAAAGAAAGAGTTGAGTAATTTCCATTCACCTTTAATCTTTGATTCGTTGCTTCCCCGATCAGTTGCAATCTCTTGAATTAAAATATCGGTTTTTGCGCCAATGGCAGATGCTTTTGTAATTGTTGTACGTGTTGCATTAGCTACTGAGGTTGGAACTTGAGCACCTACAGATTGCAAATATTGATATAAAAGCTCTGAAGCATTTGGACTAACCGGATCAACCAAGGTCAGATCAATTGTGTTCCAAGT